CGGAATCGCTGATCTTGTGTTCGAGCTCGCGGGCGGCGTCGAGCGGGCTGTAGTTGACCACGATGCCGCCGGCCTTGAGCACGCCGAAGAAGGCGATGATGTAGTGCGGCGTGTTGGGCAGGTAGAGGCCGACATGGACGCCGGGCTTGACACCCAGCTTCTGGAAGCCGGCGGCGGCCCGATCGGAGGCCTCCTTGTAGTCGCGGAAGGTCATCACCTTGTCGAGGAAGTCGGTGAACGGCCGGTCGCCATACTGCGCGCAGCTGTCCTCGAAGGTCTGGTGGATGGTCTTGCGCGGAACCTCGAGTTCCCACTTCACGCCGGGCGGGTAGCTCTTCTCCCAAGGATAGTTCGACATTTTTTGGTTCCTCCCGGCGCCGACTATGTGAGGCCGGGCGGCGGGGGGTCAAGCTGCGGGGGAGGGCGGCAGGAGATACGCGTAGCCGTAGACCGTGCGAAAGCCCTGGTCGGCGTAGAGCGGCAGCGCGGCTTCGTTGGTGGCAACCACCTGCAGATAGGCGAAGCGCGCGCCATGGCCCCAGGCCCAGGCGTAGAGGCTTTCGGTGATCCGCCGGGCCAGCCCACGGCGCCGCGCATGCGGCATCACCAGCACGTCGAACAGGCCCATATGGTCGCCCTCGACCGCCCCGATCGCCATGGCCATCGGCTGGCCGGCTTCCTCGACCAGCGCGAAGCCGGCGGGCGCTGCGATCGCGGCCAGCATTTGCTGCATGGTCTCGCGGTGCTGCGGCCGCACGGGGCTGTAGGTGCAGAAGGCGTCGATCCAGGCCGGTGATGGCCGGGCCGAGATGTGGACCTGGGCATCGGCCGCGAAGCCTGCTTGGAGGGGGCAGACCTGCAGGAGGCTGTGCTCGATCGTCCGGTAGCCGCGCCCAGCCAGCAGGGGTGCGATGGCCGGGGGAGTCAGCGGCGTCAGCCGCCAGGCCGGGACCAGGCCGCGCCCGAGATAAGGTGCCTCCAGGGCGGCCACGACCTCAGGACTGCATTCAGCATGAGAATCCAAGGCATTGATAGAATTGGCTCTTTTCGTGTAGCCACTGGAGAATCGCTGGCGCCAGCCGGCCAGGTCCTGGCTTTCCAGGGCAGGCCAGCCCCGTGTAGGGAAACCGGGGGTTTGGCCCCATCCGAGGCGGGACATGGCGGGCCGAAGGCGGGACGATACCGGGACAAAAGGCCCGCAAACGGGCACTTAGAGGCCTTCTGGAGTCGTTCGGCGGGTGCTGGGCATCGGCGCAGGGATTGGCCCCAAGCGCCTCTGGCGGGGCGGCGATGGCACAGATCGCGCGCACGGGCGGCGAGCGGACGATTCGGGCGACAAACCAATCAAAAGAGGGACTTAGCGGCCGGCCGGCGCGGTCTCGGCGGCGATCGGCGGCTCGATCCGGGTGGCACAGATGCACAGATGGCACAGATGCTCTCGGAAACCCGGAAAAATGCCGGCCCACCGTCATTTTCGGGCTGTGCCGTTGCAGCGACCGGCCACGAGGCATAGATTGAGGACGGCGGGTGTGACACGGCGACTTATCCTGCACACCGGTAGGCTGGGCGGCGACGCCTTGACCTAGTTGTGGGGGGATTGCAGGCCCCACCACCCGCCACTTCACTCCACAACCCCATCGGCGGCCAGCCGCACCCCGCGCAGGGCCGTTTGGTCACGGATGGGGGCGAGCTGCAGGGCGAGCCGGAGCTGCCGCGCCTGGGCACGATGGAAGGTCACCAGGAACAGCGCCTCCCCGATCGCCGTGCGCTTCACGACGGACCGGTAGAGCCTCGATTTTCCGTCCGCGTCGCGCATGAGGCCGAAGAGCTGCACGGCATTCGGCGACCCATCTGGCACGACCAGGCCGGTCTCGATCAGGCCGGGCAACTGGCGGTACTCGGCCAGCTTCACATCAGGGTGCGTTTCCTGCTGCTTGGCCACGGTCTCGGCAGACAGATCCACGCGCCTCACGACGACGTCCAGGGCCGCCGCGATCGCCTCGTCGACCCAACTCACGGGCGCCGCCCCGACGATCTCCTGCGCCACCAGCCGCTCGAATCCGCGCGACGCCACCGAGAGTAGAGAAGCCTGCCGCCCGAAGGCCTCGCCGGTGTACCTGGCCGGGTCGGGGAAATGCGCCGTCTTGCCGACATTGTAGGCGAAGCTCGGCGCGATGCCCGGCGGCACCTTGGACACCTCGCCGGTGCGCTTATTCTTGAACGGCACCGCGGCGCCGTCGACCGGCGCGGCCTCCGCCACCGTGAGGCCGGCGCGCTTCACCATGCCGGCCGTCATCTGCAGCACGTCGCACCGGCATTCCCAGTCGTTCGGCGGAAAGTGATCGTCCCACCACGGATCGTCGACCGACAACACGGTGCCGTGCCACTTCCGATGCAGCGGCCGGGTGCGGCCGTCCTGGACCGCCGAATATTTGAGATAGGGCAGCGCCTTCTTGGTGCGCTGGATGCGCGTCCACTGGCCGGCCGCACGGGAGGTCCGCAAATTGGTGTTGAAGATGGTTCGAAGCCGCCTCGAACGGCTGAGATCGACCACCTTGCCGTCGCCGGTGGCGTCGTCGGTCACCTCGACCGGCCCCCACCAGCCTTTTGCCTGCAGCTTCTCCTTCGCCGTCTTCTTGAACTGGGCGAAGGTCGTTCCCTTGGCAAGCGCATCGTCGACCGCCGAGCGCAGATCCTGCAGCACGTCGAGCCGCGTGACGCCCGCCACCGTGAAGGCCTCGGCATGCGCCTGGTGCATCATGTCGAGATAGCTGAAGGTCGGGCGGTAGCCCTTCTGCCGGAAGAAGGCGATGGCCTCCTCGGGCGGCAGCGCCTTGAGCTCGACCGCGACGGCCACCTTCTACGCCTCGTCTCGGATCGGCGCGCCGAGCTCGGCGCCCAGGCGCGCGTTGAAAATGGCGAGCGCCATCTTCTCCAGCAGCTTCTGCGACGCCGGGCCCGACGCCATGCCGTCGAGCCGCGCCTTCAGTTCCTCGAACGACGTGCTCTCGTCGATCGCCGCCTCGATCTGCCGGCGCATCTCGGCCAGCAGCTCGGGATCGGTCGCGAGCTCGTCGGCCAGTACGTCGATGCTGTCGCGATCGCCGGCGGGCAGCTCGGCGCTGAGGCGCGCCGTTTCCGGCTCGACGTCGTCGTCGTCGTCCTGCGGGCCGTCCCCGCCGCCGGAAGGATCGGCAGCCCGCGCGCTCCCATCCGGCGACGGAGACCCACCGGGTTTGTCGCCCGGTGTTGGACGTGTCAGCGGCCGTAGCAGCTTCACGTCTTTCTTCTTGGCCGGCTCGGTCATGCCGAGCAGCGGGTAGACCTGCGAAGCCTCGACCTCCATACCGCGGTCGATCATCGAGGCCAGGTGCTTCAGGATCAGCTCGACGTTCTTCGCGTCGCCGAGGCCGATCTTGACCAGCGGATAGGCCTTCTGCTTTCCGCGATTGAGATCGATGATCGGCCGCACCAGGTCGCGGTTGATCGTCGTGGCCAGCACGATGCCGTCGTAGCTCACGAAGGCCTCGCGCACGCCCTCGTGCACCTTGCCGACCGCATAGCCGCCCTTGCTGGCGTCCGTCGTGCCGGTCTGGCCCAGCACCAGCTTCGAGAGCTGCTCGTCGAGATAATTGGCGTTGCCCTGGAAGGCATCGCCCGCGGCGGTCGACGCCTCGGCGAACTCGACGTTCATGCCTTCGGGAAAGGTGCCGGCGGCGTCGATGCCCATGTTGCGCAGCGCGCTCAGCAGCGCCGCCCGTTCGGCCTTGGAGGAGCTGGCCGGATAGGTGCCGTAGCGGAAAGGCATGCCGTAGCGATCGAGGAAGATCATCCACGCCTTGATGCTGAAGTTCTTGAACATCCAGGCCCACACGGCCGCGCGCGTGAGGCCGTCGCGCACGGGGATGCCCGACTTCAGGCGCGCGCGATGCACGATCCACTTGTAGGGCTTCAGTGGCTCGGGCTGGCCATGGTCATTGACCAGCATCGGCGTGGTGAGGTCGACCTGGTCGTAGCGGAACCATGTCGGATCGCGGAAGCGGATGGCCTTCGGCATCCACTGCTTCTCGCTGGTGTCCCAGACGATCTCGCTGAAGGCCATGCCCTTGCCGAGTGCGTCGCCGAGATCGAACCGGGTGAGCGTGAAATCGGGCTGGGCGACGATCGAGCGGATCAGGTCGGCGTCCTCGATATGCTCCCTGGCATCGGACGCCGGGTCGACCGTGATCTGCAGCTGCGCGAGCGCGCTGCGGCGCTGGCCGAGCGCGCCGCGGTAGTGCCATTCGCGCTCCTCGACATCGTCGCACAGCGCATACCAGTTCGAGGGGTCGGGACCTTCGCTGCTCTTCAGGATCGAGGCGAGCCCCTCCGGCGACAGGCCCCACGACGGATGCTGCGGCTGCACTTGGCGCACGCTGGCGACCGTGGCCAGCGCCTCCTCGCGCTTCAGCGCCGAGCGGTCGATCGGCCGGTCGTACTGGTCGTAGAGAACAACGTCGTTGGCCATGGCGATCCTCACCAGGTCGCGCGGCGGGCGGGCCGCGCGTCGTCTTCGTCGTCGAGCTCGTCGGCGCGCAGGCGCATCCGGCCGCGTTGGTCGGCCTTGGGTTCGTAGATGTCGCCGGGGCTGCCCTTTACCGGCGCGTAATCGACGCTCCAGGCCTCGGCGCGGGACGCCGCGTAGGCGAGCACGGCGGCGATCGCCACGTCTCCGTGGCGTTGGCCCTTCTTCGCGCCCTTCTCGGCGGTGCGCTTGTTCTCCGGCACGCGGGGGATGCCGTTGACCAGCGTGACCAGGCGGAAGTCCGCGAAGATGTCGCGATCGTTCGGCACGTCGGCGGTGCGCTCGTCGACGGCCGCCTTCAGGCGCGGGAACTCGGCAAGGTACCAGTCGGCGGTGAACTTCACGGCTTCGACCCGTGCCGCTCCGAACCACTGCTGCATGCGCTCGGCGAGATAGGCGCCGTTGCCGGTGGCGTCGTACTTGGCCGCCTGGAAGCGCGGCAGGTTCTCGATCAGCGCCTTGTCGATCGCCTCCTGCTCCTTGAAGGGCACGTTGCGCAGCTCGATCACAAGGGCAGTGCGCCGCCGGTTGTTGCGCGCGGTCTGGTAGACATAGCGCGCCGACACGTCGCCCGATCGCGCGAAGTCGCCGCCCACGGCGCTGGGATCGTCGGGTGCCAGGCGGCGCAGTACCGGCAGCAGCTCCGCTTCGATCCATGACTTGACCACGAGAGCCCGCTCGTCGTCTTTCAGCAGGCCGAAGCCCTTGGGCAGATCCTGGCCCCACCGCAGCACCGGGACGTTGTCGTTGGCCGCGCCCTCCAGCATGGCCAGCGTGAAGTAGGCCTCGCCGCCCATCGACGGGATGCAGTCCAGCTCCTCGTCTTCGTTGCCGACGTAGATCGCGTAGATCTCGTCGCGATACTCCTTCTCCCACTTCTTCGACCAGACGACGCCCTGCGTCGAGGCAACGCGGCGGCCGAGCCCGTCGGAGAGAGCGTTGTCGAACGTGATCCTGTGCAGGCTGTAGGGCTTCTTCTCCGCCCTGATGTCGAGGATCAGCGTGTTGAAGGGATTGTCGGCGCCGAAGTGGGTGCTGATGATCCGAACCTTGCCGCCCCAGATCAGGAGCGCGAAGGCCGCCTTCATCATGCCGTCGATGTCGTCGTGGAACGCCGCCTCGTCGAGCACCACCACGCCCTGCATGCCGCGCAGGCTGCGCGGCCGGCTCGGCAGGGCGATGATGGAGAAGCCCGAGGCGAAGGTGATCCGGTAGGCGCGGACTTCGCGCACGTTGCCCTTGCTGTCGGTCTCCTGGAAAAGAAACTCGCCCGTCGAGGTCGCGTCGAGGAAGCTTTGCGCGGCCTTCGCCCACATGGCGCAGGCGCCGATGAACTCGCGCGCCATCTCGAGATTATAGCCGATGTAGAAGCAGTTCATGCCGCCCGCGGCGCGCTCGGCGCCGGCGATCGTCACGCAATCGAAGGCCTCGGCCCATGTCAGGCCGATGCGTCGGCTCTTCTCGGCCACCTTGACCTTGGCCGGGTCGGACACCCATCGCGCCTGGTAGCCGAGCAGGAGCGGCAGGCCGTCGTCATTGGCCGGCTTCGGCACCTCGGCCGGCAGCGGCCCGACGATGTCGCTGGCCGTCAGCATCTCCTGGCGCTTGGCATCGCGCGCCTTCAGCGCCCGCCCGTTCGGGCCGGCCACGGCCTTCTTCACTGCCGCAGCGCGCGCCATCTCAGGCCGCCACGCTCATGGCGGCCTTGCGCAGCGCGGCGACACCGTCCTTCGTCATGCCGGCCGCCTTGGCGACCTCGGCGACAGCATCGGCCGCCTTTGCGACGGCTTCCTTCCTGATCTTGAGCTCGCGGGCGATGTTCATGTTGCCGGCGCTCTCGAAGTTCTTCACTGCCGACGACAGGAAGAACAGATCCTTGGTGTCGATCGGCCGCGTCTCCGCGCCGTCCTCTCCGTCGTCGGACTGCGCCAGCATGTTGTCGAGCACGGCCGTCTTGCCGAGTTCGATCAGCAGGCGTCCGACCTTGCCCTCGGGATCTTCCGTCAGGCTCTTGGCCCAGCCTTCGCCCAGCGCCTGCGCACGCTTCAGCGCCTGCATGCTTTTCTCGGCGCCCTTCTTCCATCGGCCGACACCCGAGCGGGACACGTCGGCGCCGAGGCCCTGCAGATGCGCGGTGATGTCGTCGACCGTGCGGCCGGCGCGCAGCAGGGCATAGGCGGCATCGCGGATTTCCGCCGGGAGCTTGTCGACCTTGGGACGCTGGGCCATGTCTCAGGCCTTGGCCGAGGGGCGCGCGATGTCCGGGTGGGTCGAGATGCCCTGCGAGATCTCGATGCCGCGCTGCGTGGCGGTGGCCATGTACAGGCCGGCCAGGTCCTCGGTGGTCACCAGGCCCTGCTCGGCGAGCCAGGCGAGTTCGGTGCGCACCTGGTCGCGCGTCGATCCGATGCGGAACTGGTTCAGCATGCCGGTCAGGATCGACTCGTTGCTGGAGTAGCCGGGCGCGCCGTCGAGGATGCGCAGGATCGAGAGGCGGCGATGCTTGCGGAGATGGTCGACGTAGCTCACGCCTTGGCCCCCTGGATCATGTAGTCCTCGATCCGCTTCACACCCAGCACGGCCGCCTCGACGCGCACGCTGTTCTCGCGCAGATCGGTGGCCATCGCGGACACCTTGTCGCCGAGCGCGTTGATGTCCCGCGATGTCGGCAGCTGCTTCAGCTTCTCGTCCACCAGGTCGAGCCGATGGTGGGCGCGCTCGGCGCGGGCGTCGGTGGCGGTCAGGTCCTTCTTGCTGGCGAAGGTGCCCCGCATGACCAGCATGAAGACGACGACGATCGCCTGGGCGACGACGAAGCCGAGCTGGGCGAACTTGACCGCGGTTTCGAGATCCATCGACCCGGCCTCACCACAGCCGGATGTAGAGAAGCACCGCGCAGGCGACGAAGGCGAAGGCGCCCGCGGCCACCCACCACCAGGTCGGGGTCCAGCCGAAGGCGAGCGCGACCAGGGCCGCGACGACGCAGCCGAGCGCGAGCCCGCACAACAGCAGCAGGAGAAGGGCGACCACCAGGGCAGTGCCGTAGTCGGCGTGCATGGTCAGCGCCCTCCTTTCGCCGTGCTGAGCTGCGTGATGACGGCGTTCTTGGCGTCGCTGCCGCGCGAGCTGCCGACCCAGTAGGACACCACGGCCGAGGCCATGCCCGACAGCGAGCCCAGCAGCATGAAGGCGATGTCCTTCTGGTCGGGCGGCACCGTGCGCGTGAACAGCAGCGCCAGCATGATGCCGAAGCCCACCAGGACGATCAGGCTCACCACCACGGCGCCATAGGCGATCGGCGACTTGGCCTCGGCCAGGCGCACCGTCTGCTCGCGCGCGCCCTGCACGTCGCGCAGCAGCGCCAGCACCTCGTCGCGCTCGCCCTGGCGGGCATCGGCCTCGGCCTGGATGAGCGCCATCTTGTATCGCAGCGCCACCTCGGGATCGCGCGCGATGGCGGCCTCGATCTCGTTGGGGTCGTCGGTGCCCAGGATGTCGCGCGCGATGCCCGTCACCTTCGAGACGGCGTCGCCGGTCTTGTCGCCCATCACCCAGGAGGCGACGGTCGGCGCGAGGCCGAGCAGGAGCGGGATCAGGGGAAGGGCCATCAGACAAACTCCCTTACAGCCTTCAGCGTATCGCGGCCGACCTTGCCGTCGTCGTCGAGTCCGTGGTCGCGCTGGAACTTCTTGATGGACGCTTCCTCGTCGGCGCTCGTGTACGGCGGCATGCCGTAGAGCGCGCGATTGCGCTGGTAGTAGTTCAGCCGGTCAGCCCAGCCGTTCTCGCCGCCGTTCACGAGCCGCTGGGTCACATGGAACCATTCGAGCTTCGCCACCGGCTGCAGCGCCGGCTTGTAGCGCGTCCAGAACCAGACGGAGACCATCGTTGCCCACTCGGGCAGCTCCATCTTCTCCGGGTGCTCTTCGAAGTCGACGCCGAAGGCCTGCCCCGCCTGGCGCGCCGCATCTCGCCCGGTCACCTGGATGCCGCCGCGGCCGGGATAGCGGCGGCCGTCGCCGGGGTGGATGTTGCCGAGATCGGCGCGGCCTTCGTAGTCGCTGCCGTCATGAATCTCGCGCATGAACCTGTACTCGCCGCTCTCATGGGCGAGATGCGCGAGGAAGGCCGTGACGTCCGGCGGCGTGACGATGCGGCCCCACTCCAGGGCGGGCCCGATGTGCGGCAGGTGCGGCGCGAGCCGGTTGCCGGCGTTCGGCATCATCTGCCGGAGCTGCTGTTCGGTGAGCAACACGATCAGCCTCCGGTGGTCGGTTTGAAGACGCACACCACGTCCCCGCGGTTGATGCAGATCCACCAATCGTCGTCGATGCTGGATAGAGGCCGCGGCCGACCAGGCGTCGCTCGATCAGCAGCTCGTCGCCTAGGGGCGGGGTCGACCCCGCCCGAGCCGGTCGCGACGTAGATGCCCTCCGGCGCTTCGCGGAACTTGGTGGCATGCTCGCGCCGGCAATCGTCCACCCCGCAGCAATGTCGGCCGTTCCGGTCGACGTAGCGGTTGTTGTCGGCGATCCACTGCGCATCGCCGTGGGCGCCGACATTCGTCGCGACGATCGCCAGGGCGGCGGCGCAGACGACGATCGAGGAGACGAGGATGAGGAGCTGTCGGACTTGCATGCGGGCCTCTGCAAGGTGAGGCTCGACGCTAGGCCCTGAGCGTGTCAGCGGTCAGGAGGGAAGGCGTTCCCCGGCGGAACGATCCACGTGAAACGGCCGCGCTCCCGCGAGCCTATCACGACCTCTTCGAAAGGCCTTCGAAAAGCGGTCCCGGCCCCTGCCGATCGGCGCGGCGGACCATGCGCACCCAGCGCCGGGTCACGCCGGCCGCCCGTGCCGCGTCGTTGTGGCTGCCGGGATGGGCGACGATGGCGCGGTTGCGCGCCGCGGCCTTCATCGAATGGCCGATCGGCACCTCGATCTGGCTGGCGCCATGGCGGCGGCTCAGCCACCTGGCAACGTCCTGCCCCATCACCTGGTACAGCCGCGACTTGCGCATCGGCCGCATCGGGATCGAGACCTGCTGGCCGCCGAAGTGGATCATCATTCTCTCGCCCACCTCGTAGCCGAACTCGTGCGCCAGCGCCTGGACGAGGCCGGGCAGCAGAGCGATGCGCGGGTCCTTGGGCGCGCCGGTCATCGCGGCAGCTCCGCACGAAAGCCCGGGTAAATGTCGGCCGAGTCGCCGCCGGCGGCTTCGTAACCTGCGATGTAGTGGTGAAGCGCGAGGCCGTCGATGAGGCCGCCGCAGTCCAGGCACGAGTGCATCAAGCCGAGCTTGACGGGGCCGGCGGGGAAACGGTGGCGTTTGCAGCCGCGCAGCTTGGCGCTGTTCGACTTGGCCTGCTGCCAGACGGCTTTCGTGTCGATCTTCATGCGCGAACGTCTCCGCGTCGGACCAGCTCGATGAACATCGCCTCCGCGACTTTCTTCCATCGTCGCCCGGCCCTCAGGGCGACGTGCGATTTCACAACCAGGCCGAACTGCCGACCCGCCGCGTATTCGACAGAATGCGACAGGTTGCCGTCGATGAAGCCATAGTCGAACGGCGCCCCGCGTCGCGCTTCGTCGAAGCCACGGACGAAGCTGCGGGCCGCCATGAAGGTCGAGGCAGGCAGGATCTTTATCCTGCCCTGTGGGCCCTGCGCCGTTCTGGATTTCGTGCCGGGCTTTGCGCACTTCTTCTTCCGTCGAGCCATCACGAGGCCTCCGGTGTCGGCGCGTTCAACCGCTCCAGGACTTGGTCGAGCGTCGCGCATTCGACGTCATCGACGAACAGCGTGCGGATGACCGGGTCGCGGGCCGATGCACGGCTGGTGCTGATGGAGACGCGCGGGAACTCGACGCCGACGACGGCACGCAGGAAGCCGCCCTTGCCGAGGCGAGCGTGCATCTGCATCGAGAAGGTCGATGCCTTGAGGTCGGCAAGGGTAACGGGCTTGCGGTCGATCATCGCGCACCGCCCACCAACAGATCTACGAAGGCGAACTTGTTGACCTTGCGAATGTCGATGACGCCGAGATTGTCGATGATCCACTGCCGCACCACGGCGGCCGGTATCACCCACGGATCGCCGCCCTGCTGAGGCAGCCGCTTGCTGCCGCGCCTTGTCGCTTCGAGGCTGCCATCGAGACAGCGCGCGGTGACGTACTTGTCGTTGACACCCAGGATGGCGGCGACCTGCCGGGCACTGAGGCCGCCCTTGAAGCGGCGGCTGATGTCCAGCCGTTTCGCGCGGACCATGATGGCCGTCGCCGTTCTCTTGAAGCCGCGCGACCTGAAGATCCGCGAGCAGGCCTCGGGATCGTGCAGCGGCACTTCCTTCATCAGTTCGTTCTCGGCGTCGGACCAGGCCGGCTCCTTGATCCGGTGCGGCATCGAGAGGCCGAGCTTCACCATCGCCTTGCTGAGCCACCAGCGCTCGACACCGAGCCTTATGGCGAGATCGCCGACGGCCGACCTGCCGGCCAGCGACGGCCATGCCTCCCGGATTTTTTCCTCGAGCTCGGGCGTGAGCTCGGGCGTTCTGCGCTTGCCCCGGCCGTTGGTGTGAGGCTTCACCAGCCCGAGCGCATAGGCCCGGCCGTAGACGCCCGACAGCGTCCGGCCCGGCAGCTTCAGCATGCACGCCGAGCCGCCGCCGGTCGGATAGTGCGCGCGGAGCACCGCGTCCTCCTTCGGCTGCCAATAGCGCGCGTGCTTCGGCGTATTGGGATCGTACTTCGGTGAGAGGCGCGGCAGCGATTGCCGTCCCTTCTTCATCGAGACGGGTTGCAGCGGTGCGCTCACTTGCTGCCCCGCGGATTGAGGAAGTTCCGCTCGATGCCGATGACGCGATCGGCGCCGGCGCCGAGGAACGTGAGCACGCCGTGACCGTCGAGAAGATCGATCGCCCCGGCCAGCGTGTCGGCGTCCACGTCGAGATGGGCGGCCAGGTTCGACAGCGTCGCGCCCTCGGGGGCAAGGGGCACGAGCGCACCCATGACGCGGCCGGCCAAGACGAACGACGGTGCCCGGATGAAGGCCCGCACCGCGCGGCTGCCCGTCTGAAGCACCGCGTCGTCGACCAGCCGATCGGCTTCGCTCGCCGCGACCAGGTCATCGATGCCGGACAGGTTCATGGCCGTCGCCAGGTCCGTCGCCGGCGGCGCCTCGACCGCGGGCGCCTTGCCGCCCTGGTCCGCGCGGATGGTGCCGACCTTGAGCTGCGCCGGCTGCGACGAGAAGGCCCGGCCGACCGCAACGAACTCGCCCGGCATCAGGAGCGGCAGCCGGTCGAAGCCCTTGCTCTCGTCCCAGCCGATCTGGTTGGCGGCCCGGCGAATGTCGAGATCGAGCGTGTTGCCGCCGACGAGGAAGTTCTGCACTTCCGACGTGACGGCCTTCGCCAGCCGCGCCAGGCGCTGTGTCGCGAGGATGCCGCACAGGCCGCGCTTGCGACCGCGCGACATGAGATCGACCACGGCGCCGATCGCGGCGCGCTTCACGAGAGTGTCGGCCGTCGAGTGACCGCCAAAGGGAGCAAACAGGTGGGCCTCGTCGATGACCACCATCGCCGGATGCCATTGCTCACGCGGCGCATCGACCAGGACCTGGACGAAGTTCGCCACCGCCACCATCTGGCCGGCGCGATCGAGGTCGCTGAGGTCGAGGATGATCGACAGGCGGTGCTCGCGCACGCGCCGGGCGAGCTCGGTGAAGGCCGCGGCATTGAGACGATGACCGGCCACGTGCATGAAGTTCATGCCACCGGACAGCGACGCGAGCGCTTCGAACTCGCCTTCGGGATCGATGACGATCTGCTGGATCTGGCCGTGAGACTGTTCGATCAGCCGTTGCAGCGTCCACGACTTGCCGGCACCGCTCACGCCCTGGATCAGTAGCCTGCCCGTCATCAGGCGCGCGAGATCGATCGCGATGCCGCCGCCGATGTCGAGTTCGCCGAGCAGCAATCCCGGCGGTGTCGGGCGCGCGACGGGCGCCTGTGCCGGCACCGGCGTTGCCGGCGGCGTGCCGGCCACGCGGCTCGATCCGTAGGACTGGCCGCCCATTCTCGCGGCGAAGGCCGCCTCGGCTTTCATATCGCCATCTCCGCCACGCGCGCCCGGCGCTTGGCCTCGGTGAAGTGCTCCTCGATCTCCGCGATCGTGAAGCCGGCGCCGAGAAGATCGTCGCGCGTGATGCAGCCCATCGACGAGACGGCGCGCGCGATCTCGGCGGCCATCCGGGCGCAGGTGATTTCGCCCGGCTCGGGATCGGGCGACGTCAGGAAGGGCGCGAGGCCGGCATGCACGATGGTCCTGGGCGTGTAGCCGGAGATCTGTTCGAGCAGGCGGCGCGTCACCGGCGTCTCGGGCTCCGGCTTCTTGGGCGCGGGGAGATAGTCGACCATGATCAGGCTCCTTCCTTCTGTGATGCGTGACGGGTGCCGAGCTTCAGGCGGCGCAGCTCGGCGCCCATGTCGTTCGCGAGACGATTGACGCCGGCGGCGTCGAGCCGGTCGGCGCCGAGCACGCGGCTGGCGAACGTGTCGATCGTCGTGAAAGCATCCGCGGCCGCCGGCGGGCCGAGCAGCCGTTCGCGTTCGTGCTGCGCCAGGCGCTTCCACTGGAGCTTCACGACACCCCGCGCGGTGTCCTCCTGGACGCCGACGCGTCGACACCAGGACTTCAATCCCTCGACCACCTGGTTGAGCTCGCGGGGGTCGCAGAAACGCAGCAGCAGCTTGTGCGTGGTGCGGGAGACGAAGGCGGCGAAGGCCTTCTCCGTGCCATGTTCGACTTCGTCGAGATTGTGCAGCGAGATCCACAGCGCCCACGCCTTGCGGGCGAGCGGGCGATCGTCGTGGCCCTTCCGGCGCTTCTTCGTGTCGTTGACGAAGCCGAGCCGCTCGAACTCCGTCATCAGCCGGCGCGCGCCGGCCTCGTCCAAGTCCTTCGACGACGTGACGCCGGCGACACGTTGCATGAGGTCGCGATAGCTTTCGTCGCTCAGCGCGAGCTGCTTCTTGGCGACATGGATTGCGGCCTTGGTCCTGTTGTCCGTGCCCATCCGGTTATCGCCCACGGAGATCGACGACCGAGCCGTCGATTAGCCTCATGCCGAGATGAACATCGGCCAGCCGGTAGTTGTTCGCGTTGCCGCGCAGGCAATACGAGTCGCCTTGCACGACGCGCACGTCGAACCATTGGTTTGGCGGGGTTTGCCCCCAATATTTGCTGCTGCGCTTGAGCCGCGCGACGAGTTGCTGATCGCTCATTTCAGTCTCTCCTTGTGCGTCAACCGGATGGGCAAGCTGTTGTCGACCATCACTCGCTCCCCTGCGCGCGATGGAACGCCTCCACGAGCGCGGGATAGGGAATGCCGGCGTCCTTGGCGCGCTTCACCACTTCGCCGAACATGTCGGCGGTGAGCTCACCATGGCCGGCGGCGATGTCGCGCACCGCCACTTCGTTGGCGTGGAGCATCAGGTCGGAGATCGCGTCGGCGAGGTTCTGACGCTCCCGGCGGCTGCCGGTCTTGCGCAGGATCGGCGCCGCCGCGCCCTGCAGCTCGAGTACGGCATCGATCAGGGGATGGCAGCTCATGGGCGGCTCCGTTGCACGGCCGAGACCGCATCGGCGGTCGCGGCGCGGTAGACGTTCACCAGCGAGCGCAGCAGCGGCGAGTGACGGCCGAGCGCGGCCTTCACCGCGCGCCACGCGCGGTTGACTTCGGTGCGCTCCGGCTTCGGCACGGCCGACCAGCAGTCGCGGCACATGAGATGCCCGGCGCGCGCGGTGTTGGCGCACATCGGCACCGGGCAGAGCCGCCGCGGCTCGCGACGCGCGCGGGTCACGCCGGCACCGCCTGGGCGGCCGAGATGGCCTGCCGCTCAAGGTCGCGCCGTTGCCGGCTGGCGTCGGCGCGCGTGCCGTCGATCTTGCGCCGGAGATCCTTCGGCACCTTCGACCAGCACCAGGAGCACATGATCTGCCCAGCGGGCATGTCGCGATCGCAGGTGAGAACGGAGCAGGCGGTACGGGTCGGGCTCATGACCGCAGACTCGCGGCCATCAGAATGGCGCTCTTCCGGGCCGCCACGACGCGCGCCTGGTTCGGCTTCGTGTTCTGCCGGTGACAGGCCCTCATCGTCGCGTCGACCGACACCCGCTGATACTGCGGCAGCACGCCCCAACAGGTTGCGCACATCACCAGGCCGGCCGGCACGAAGTTGGTGCAGGTCGACACCGGGCATGGTGTGCGCCCAGGCGCCGGCGCGCTCATGACCGCCCCTCGATGCGCTTTCGAAGGTCGTTCATCAGCTGCTGTCGGCCGATGCCGGGCGTGGCGATCGCCAACACGATATCGGCGACCAGCGTCTGCTGATCCGGCGTCAGCGCCTTCATGCCCTGGACCAGGGCGTTGATGCGGGGCTCCTGCAGGAGCTGCAGCGTCTCGATCGCGCGGCCGAGCGTGGCGAGCTGCGCGTCCGCCACGTCCCGCTTCAGGCGGCCGGCGTCGACCCAGCCGGGATAAAGGCGCGCCCGCATCGCCCGCTCGCGCTGCAGCTCGGCCACCTGGTTCTTCAGCGCGAAGGGCGCGAGCAGCTTGTCGGCGGACGTGCGGCCGGGTTCCGGCGTCGTGCTGCCGTCCCGGTGGACGAAGGGTGTCTGTTCTTCGGGCATCACGGCTCCTTCGGTGTCGAGAGCAGGAAGCTGTCGAGAAACGTCGTGAAGAGATCGCGGCCGATCTCGCGGCGCGCCTGGTCGGCCGACATCGGTGCCGGCGCCTTCCACCGGAAGCCCTCGCACATGCCGCCGAGTTCCTTGGGAAACGTGACCGTGACGTCGACGGTGACGCCGGCGGGCACGATCGAGAGGGGATCGACCTTGGGCCGCATCACTGCACCGTCGTGGTCGATGGCGCGGTCGCTTCGACAGTCGGAAGCAATCCACCGCGCGCGTTCTCAAACGTGGCTTCGACGATGTGGCCAAGGCTGCCGCAGATCATGCCGGCGAGATCCTCGCGCGGGAGTGCTCGCTCGATGTTCCAGCCGTGCATGGAGGTGAAGGCCGCGCCGCTCGGGACCACGAAGGTGAGCGTGAAGCAGACCGGCGGGCCGGGCAGAAGAAGCTCCGGCTGTGCTTCCAGCAGCTGCTCGGCACGCGAGGCCAAAGCCTGCGCGACCATGGCGGCGGGCACCGGCGTGAAGGTCATCATGTTCACCAGTCCGACGCGACCGGCACCGTTGGTCGGTCGCAGCAGCGCAGCGAGAACCATCGTGCGTGGCGCCAACAGGAGGATGCTCATGTGCTCAGCCTCCCGAACACGGCCGCGCGGGCGATGCGGTGAGGCTCCCGCCGCATCAGGCGCGCGATCGCGGCGACGGTGATGTCGTCGAGGGCCTGTTCGTGCAGCGCCGGCAGCGTGCCGAACAGGTTGGTGATGTCGTGGACCGCGGGTGTGATCTCGCTGGCGGTCGGGCGGAAGTTCCCGCCTTCCATCAGCTTGCGGCATTGGGCGACGAGCTGCGCGCGGCGGCTGTCCTTCCGCCGCCGGTTCAGCTCTTCGCGCGCGAGGCGTCCAATGGCATTCATCGGAGATCCTTTCAGCGCGCGAGCGGGCGGCCGAGGCCGCGCCCGATCGCCGGCTCGGTGGCGCGGGCCAGGTGGATGCCGAGGCGCTCGGGATGCTTCAGACCGAGCGCCAGGCGCGGCGCGTTCGACGAGCCCGTAACCAGGCGTCGAAGCAGCTTCACGAGGGCCTTCATGCGACGCCTCCATCCGGCGTCGTCGTGGCCGGCGGCGCCGCCGGCCGGCGATAAGCGTCGAGGTCGATCGGCTGCGCCGAGCGCGGGATCTCGACGTCGACGATCGGCGGCAGCGGCGTCTGCAGGCGGCGGTAGAACCGCATCGACGCTGCCGCCGCGAGCGACAGCGCCAACGGGCCCGGCGACCGGCTCTCCGCGAACTCGAAGTCGGCGGCGAACACCTGCAGGTGCTTGAGATAACGGCGATGGAAGTCGACCAGGGCGGCGAGCTGGTCGGGCAGCAGCACGTCGCCGGCGAAGATCTTGTTCAGTGCGCCGATGTGTTCGCTCAGCTTCTCGCTGGCGGGCTGGGCATGGTTCATGAATTTTCTCCCTCGGATTGAGAGGCGGGCTGCGCCTTCTTGAAGTGCGGACACGTCGGGCAGGTGCGGTGGAGCCGCACGCGCATCGGGTTGGTGGGCGCGAACTTCCGGCCCTGGTGGTAGAGGCACTTGTCGACGGCGAGCTCGCCCAGGACGGGGCAGACGACCGTCAGCCCCATGAAGGCGCCGCGCACGGCCGTCTCGATCTTGTCGACACGGCCGAGATAGCTCTTCGAGAGGATCTGCGACGCCACGCTCGGCGAGTAGCCGATGCGATCGGCGACCGAGCGCACGCTCGCGCGATCGCATTCCTCCGCGAAGATCAGCACCCAGTCGGGCAGGTCGTTGCCCCAGGCGGCGCGCGCCTTCGCGACATTGACGTTGGGGCCGCTCTGCTTCGGCAGGTCCTTGAACAGGCGCGCGGTCATCGGGCCGCCGCCTTCGTCCGGCGGGGCCGCCGTGGCGCCGGCCGCTTCACCTTCTCCGGCCGCACGAGCCTGGGCGGCGGGTTGCCGTCGAGGCCATGGCCCGTGTCGGTGTTGCGATCGTAGACGCCGATCGCCGTCTTCATGCCGGGATCGGTCCGGTAGAGCACCTTCGGCGGCTTCGGCCCGCTGTCGCGCACCAGCACGAACGTGTCGCCGCGCTTGGCGACCGGCTGGAGGAAACCGGCGCGGCGGAGGACGAGCGCGTAGCGGCGCGTGCTGTCGGCGGTGCTTTCGGTCGCGGCCTTCAGTCCGCCGAGGTCGAAGCGGCGCTGGATGCGCATCGCCTTCCAGAGACGTTCCTGTGTCGTGGGTTTCGCCGGCATCGTGAGCATCGCGACCTCACGCCGCGCGCGGCGGCTTGCGCCGGCTGCCGATGTCGCTGGCGATCAGGTTGAGCGCGCGATCGCCCCACTGCTTGCGCGCCACCGTCTTCAGCCCGTTCTCGTGCGCGAAAGTCTCGATGCGCGAGAGGCCGACGCAGACCAGGCGGGTCACGCCCTCGCTCTTCTCGTGGATCAGGTGCAGCAGGTCCTCGGCGATCTCGACCTCGGCCAGGTGCCTGGCGAGGATCGCCACGTCGGCGAGATCGAGCGGACGGAACTCCACCTCGAGAGCGACGCGGCCGGCGAACTGGCGCTGGTCGAGACGCGAGCGCAGCTTGCGCACGAACTCGGCCATGCCGACCAGCAGCAGCGGCATGGTGCTGAGGTCGTGCAGGTCGCGCAGCGTGTTCAAGAGGCGCGACTGGTCGACGACATAGTCGGCCTCGTCGACGATCAGCGTCCGGTTCGAGGCCGACAGCGCCGTCACGATGCGCTCGATGGTCTTGCTGAGCGTCGTCGCGGGCTCGACGTCGAGCTCGCGCGCGATCGTCTGCAGCATGGAGCTGGGCGACCACACCTGCATGGCGCGGACGTAGCAGCCGTTGATCCGGGTCGTGCACAGCCAGGTGAGGCCGGTCGACTTGCCGATGCCGCTCGGCCCGTGGGCCACGGCGATGCCCGGCAGGCTCTCGGCCTGGCCGGTGAGGGCCTCGGCCAGCTCGACCAGCCGGGCGATGTTCTTGACAGGGGCGATTACATTTTTCATTCTGGCATCTCCAACTTGTTGTTGATTGAGACTGGCGGTTCGGTCGTTGCTGCGACCGGCCGCTTTTCTTTTTGGGCGTTAGGCGCCGAACTCCTCTTCCATGCGTCGCTGGGCGCGCCATTGCGGCGTCGTGGCGTAGCGGTCGAACCAGGCGCGGCTCTCGGCCGAGATCTCGCCGCCGGCCTCGACGATCTCGCCGAGCTTTTTCCAGCGCGCGTATTTCTCCTCCGGGGTCTCCTCGATCTGGCGGGCTTCGCGCGCCGACTGGAAATCCGTGACGAAGGCCCGATGCCGCTCCGCCTCTTCGGGGGTGACCGGCGCCGCTTCCTGGCGAGGCCGCGCGCCTTCGGCGGCGGCGGCGATCGCGGCCTCGACCAGGTCGGGCGTCTCGTGCGTCGGCGCATCGGCCGGCGGCGACATCGATGGCGGTGCCGCGCCGATCAGGCGCGTGACGACGGCGGGCAGATTGGTGGCGCGCTTCAGCTGGCGCAGCTCGGCGCGATGCGCCTTCACCATCGTGTCCTGGGCGGCACGCACGCGGCCCGTCATCTCGGCGCGGTCGATGCCGGCGACATCGGGGTTGAGGCCGATGCCGAGGAAGATCCAGGGGTTGGTGTCGGTGTAGAGGTAGGCTTGGCCGTAGTCGGCGGGATCGAGGCGGACCTGGACGCGCTGCCCGACCATCAGGCCGGGGCAGTAGTAGTCGAGCCCGCCGATCGCGACGCCCTTCTTGGTGACGACCCGGACCGGCCCGTCGGTCGGCGGCGGCATCAGCAGCATGCCGATCGCGGCCGGGTCGGCGAACCTGGCGCGGTGCGTGTCCGCCGCCTGCAGCGCCCGCAGCTCGGGCGTGTCGCCCTTGAGGCCGCGATGCGGCCGGCGGCAGTAGACGTTGAACAGCCAGGCTTCGAGGCGGGACTGGAGTTCGGCGCCGGTGAGCGCCACCGAGAAGAGGTCGTCGTCGCTTTCGCCCAGCCGCTGGGAGAAGGCCTTGCGCTTCTCGATCCTCGACCGTTCGGCCACGTTGTGCCCGGCAAAGCCCGGCTGCATCCGCATGAAGCCGCGCTGTACCGTGCCGATGCCGCGCTCGATGAAGGCCTTCTTCTCGGGCGAGTAGGGCGGCGCGGTGTGGTGGTGCACGCCCAGCCGCATCAGCGCATCCACGAAATGCGCCGACGTGAAGTCGGAGCCGTTGTCGGTGACGATCGTCTCGGGCACGCCCCACGCCTCGCAGGCGCGCTTGATCAGCAGTAGCGACGCCGTGGTCCTGGGCGTGCGCGTCACCAGCCCCATCATGCGCCGCGAATAGAGGTCGATGACGATGTAGATGCTGTGGCGTCCGTCGAGGCAGAGCGCGTCGGACGGCGAGGCGTCGATCTGCCAGCGCTGGTTTGGCCGCACGATGCCGGCCGACATGTCGCCGCCGGCGAAGCGGTAATGCGACTTCCAGCGGTCGGGATCGGCCAGCATGGCGAGCGTCTGTCGGTTCAGCGGATCGTTCTTCCACCGGTCGAGGAAGCGGCCGACCGCGCGCGCGCTCGGCCGCGGCATCAGCAGCCCGTCCTCGTCGGGCACGCCCTCGGCGAACTCGATCGCCAAAAAGGCGGCGAACTGCTCGTTGGAATGATGCGGCTGGTCGATCAGCGCGCCGATCAGCCAGTCGGCGGCCTCGGGGCTGCGGTCGAAGGTGGAGAGGCGGCCCGTCTGCGCCTTGCCGGCCAGCGCATGATCGCGGCCGGCGCGCCGATCGGCGAGCCAGCGCTTCAGCGTGCGCACGCTGAGGCGCCGCACGCGCGCCTTCACCCAGTCGGGGAGATCGAGCAGGCCGCGGTCGAAGGCTTCGACGAAGGGCGCGAGCATCGCGCGGTCGGAACGGTCGCCCCTGAAGCGGTCGAACAGCGACAGCAGCACGGTGCGCGCCGAGAGCGTCTGCGCCTGCGCATCCCTGAGGTTGGCGATGATGGGCAGCGCCTGGCGCATGCGGCCTTCGGTGCCGGTCGCCTTCGAAGCGGCTTCGACCAGGCGTCGACGCAGGATCTCGGCGCGCACCTGGTCGGGCAGCGCGACCAGCGCGAACTCGCGACCGCCGCCGTTGCCGCTGCGCTGGCGATGGTGCCAGCCGCGCTTCGACGCGAGGCGGGAGATGTGCTCGCGCCGACGTGGCAGCCCCGGCAATTCCAGCGTGGCCAGTTCGGCCGCGGTGAAAAAGTCGGCCCCGACATCGACCGATGCGTCCTGCCGGTGATCGCCGGTGGCAGGACCGCGGTCGTTGTCGGGGCCGGGAGTGCCGCGCCCCTGGGGGAGGGCGCGGGGGGAGACTGTCGCGCCGGCCAGGGAGGAAGCCGGTGCGGGCTGCTGCGACAGTCGAACGTCTTTGCTTCGCGATCTGCCGAGCGGCGGATCGCTGGCGGGAGGCCATATCGGGCGGCTCATAGGCGGACTTCCTCGACGGTCACGATCCAGCCTTGCGGGCTGGGTACGGGCGTGAGGAAAACCGAGACGGGCTCGCTGCCGCGCGTCGTCCTGAAAACGTGAGTGACGAAGCGAGGGACGCCGGTGAAGCGCTGACGATGCTTCACTCTTGCCGCGCGCGGCGACGGCGCGTAGCCGGCTTCATGCATGACGCCGCGGTCCCAGCCATCGGCGAGCGCACCGCCCGGCGGCATGAACCAGCGCACGCTCATGAACGCCTCCGGGGGGCAGAGCTGCTCGTCGTCGACCGCGACTGCCGGATCGGGCGGTCCTGCTTATCGAACATGCTCGGCCGCATCTTGTGGGGGCGCATGCCGATCGCGCGCGCGAGAATGAGGAAGGCGGCAGGGTGCGGCTTGCACGCCAGCGCCACGCGCAGGTAGCTGCCGGACTTGCCCTTCTTTTCCGCGAGCGATGTCAGGGAAAACCCGCGCTTCTTCAGCGCCGCGAGGATGTCGGCCGGGTGCATGTCGGCGGAAGGGGTGAGTGGCTGCGGCATCCCACTTTTGGTGTGTCTGTCTAACTAAAGTGAGACACTATTACCAAATATGGTAGATAGGCAACACCAAATTTGAGAACTTTCCCCGATTCTTTTCTAGACGGTGTTCGCCGGTACTCCCTCACGAAGGTCAAACCCGCTAGAAATCAGCCGATGGCCAAACGACCTCCGAAGGAATCGCCTGTTGCCGCCGAACAAGATGCGTCGGACCTCAGGGCCGCCAAGGAACTCGGCGCGCGACTGAAAACCGCGATCGAGGCGGCTGGCGGATATGAAGCGGCCGCCGAAGCCCTTGATGTTCATCCCAACACGCTGCGCCGCATGACGTCGGGAGAAAACGATCCGAAGTTCTCTGTCGTCGCCGCGCTTGCGCGTCTCAGCGGCTATCGCGTCGATTGGCTGGCCAACAACGAGCTGCCGAAGAGGCGTGACGATGCGGACAGCCCTCCACCATCGGCTGGTTTGCGCGAGCGTTTCTATTGGGTGCCGGAACTCGACGCTCGCGCGGCGGCTGGCCATGGCGCCATGAACCACGAGACGGAAGTGAAGGCCGTCTTCCCCGTGCCGCTCAGCATGATCGAAGGCATGGGCGTGATGGCCGAACGGCTGCGCATGACTGAAGCGACAGGCGACTCGATGCTGCCCGACATTCGCCATGGCGATCGGCTGCTTTTCGTCATCGGCGAGGACTCGCTGCGGGATGGCGCGATCTACGTTCTTAACTTCGGCGACGACACGCTCGTGAAGCAGATACAGATCGAGCCCGATGGCGGTGTGACGTTGCTGTCGAAGAACCCGGCCTTCGCGCCGCGCAGGATCAGCCCCGACGAACGCCAGTCGATGTCCATCGCCGGGCGCGTCGTCGGGGCGATCAAGCGCTTCACATAGACCGGGGATTCTGGCCGCCTGGGTGTTGACTCAGTTGCACGCTCCCTGCGAGGCTCAACCAGCTGCACGGGGGAAACACATGAAAGTACTCTTTGGGCTGCTTCTGGCTGGCATGGTCCTGACGGGCTGCGCAACAACGGCCGTGATCAGCGATATCGGACAGGACAAGGTAAAAGTCGTGGCAAGCGGCGGCGACCAGGAAGTCATCATGGCCGAGGCTCGAAAAGGCTGTGCGTTGTACAAGCGAACTCCGGTCGCGCTCAGTCACCGCTGTCTCGACGGCTACTGCATTCAGAGGGAATTTCTCTTCGCTTGCAAAGAGGCCGGTTAGGCAAGGCTGAACCGAACACATGAAGTCAAAGCGTGGGGACGCCGTGCTTGGGCTTCTCTGCGCCATGACATTCGCCGTCTCGCCGATTCCGGCGGCAGTGGCCGACCCGGTCGAGGTCCTGGATGGCGATACGATCAGGATAGGCGACACACGCGTTCGTTTGTTCGGGATCGACGCGCCCGAGGGCGCGCAGACCTGCGACGACGGGCAATGGTCGCCTGGACCTCTTGCGCGGCAGGCGCTTGTCGATTTCATCGGTGCACGCTCGATAGAGTGTCGTCAGGTCGACTTCGACCGTCGCTACCAGCGACCGGTGTCCTTGTGCTTCGCTGGCGAAGACGACCTCCAGGCCTTCATGGTCGGGGCGGGCTGGGCTTGGGCCTATCTACAGTTTAGTTCTCGGTATGCCGACGCCGAGCGTCGAGCCGCCGCCCGCGGCGTCGGTGTGCATGCCCACAAATGCGAAAAACCCTGGGAATGGCGGGCGAGAAGCAGGGGCGCTCGTTAGTCGCTCGATCATCGGCGCGGCATTTGCCCGCCAGCCGCTGGCGGCCGTCCTGGACGGCCCAGCTCCCGCTAAAAATCCGTAAACACGTTTTTAAACACTCCTAGGCCCGGCGCGGGGCCTTTGGACCCGGCGGGGACGGGCGGCAGCCGCCTGGAGCGGCCGATCGGGCAAAAATCGAGGAAGAGTCGGACCGGGGAAGGGTAGCCGGCCGGCGGCGGGGGAAGTCCTTCCCTCCTGACCCTCTTTTCGGCCCGGCCTAGCGTCCCCCGTCATGCTCAATCCAGTCAAGCATCTCCTTTTTGGTCTCTCCCGGAGGCTCTCATGTAGCCCGCTGGTCGTGTCGCTGCTCGACGCCTCGCGCGCCGAGCATGCGACCGCCCTGCTGGCGTCTGTCGAGCTGCAGCCTGGCGAGGCCGGCGATCCGCCGGAGTGGGTGCGCCTGCTGGCGCCGGGCGTGAACAGGGCGCGCGACGGTCGCGTCTACACCGTCGTCGATGCCGCCAAGGTCGTGCAGCTCTCCCACGAGTGGAAGGGCGCGATCGACCTGGTCGTCTGCTTCGAACACCAGACCGATCGCTCCAAGGAGAACGGCCAGCGCGCCGATGCGTGCGCCTGGATCAAGGAGCTCTCCGCCACGGGGCCCGATGGGACGCCTGGCGTGTGGGCGCGCTTCGACTGGCTCGACGAGACGCGCGAGCTGATCAAGGCCCGCAAGTATCGCTACCTCTCCGCCGCCGTCGCGCACGACGCCGCCGGCAACGTGCTGTTCGTGCCGCGCGCGTCGCTCACCAACACGCCGGCCCTCGACACCACCACCGCGTTCTTCTCTGTCGAACAACCGAAGGAAAAACTCATGCTGCAGAAACTGCTGGCCGCCCTCGGCCTCGCCGCGACCGTGCCGGAAGACAAGGCCATCGAACACGCGGGCCTGCTCGCCACCCTGGCCGCGGCGCTCGCCAAGCAGCTCGGCGTCGAGCTGTCGGTGCTGTCGGCCATGACGGCCGAGCAGCTCACCGGCGCGCTCGCCAAGCCGCTCGCCGAAAAGATCGCCACGCTGTCGGCGACGGCGAAGGTCGCCGCCGATGCGACGCCCGACGCGATCGTGGCGGGCATCCGCGCGCTCGGCGTCGATCCCAAGGATCACGTCGCGCGCAGCGTCTACGACGATGTCGCCGGGCGACTGGCCACGCTCACCGCCGAGCTCACCACTTCGAAGATCGAAGAGGCGAAGAAGGCCGGCAAGATCACGCCGGCAATGGAAGCGTGGGCCAAGTCCATGTCGCCCGAGCAGCTCACCGCGTTCCTGTCGAGCGCTCCCGTCATCGTGCAGCCCGGCGCCGAGCAGGAACGCCAGCTCGCAGTATCGACGCTCTCCGCCGACGAGAAGGCCGAAGCCCGCAAGATGGGTGTGTCCGAGGAGGCCTTCCTGAAGGCCAAGACGGATCAGGCCGCCGACGACGCGCGCCACGCGGCGCGCTGATCGTCTCCACCGCAGCAACAACATCGATCCGTCACTTAAGGAGCTGACATGACCGCTACCGCACTCGATCGTGCGACCCGCACGCGCACCGGCGAGGTTCTTTCCCTCGCCGTCTACCAGGCGATGAAGATCCCGGCCGGCGTCATGGTGCAGGCCAATGCCACCGGCTACGCGGTGAACGCCAGCGCCACCATCGCCAACCGCACGCTCGGCATCTCCACGGCCCTGGCCGACAACTCGGCCGGCGCCAGCGGCGACATCAAGGTCGACGTGCGCCGCAAGATCGTGGGCATCTTCGGCAACTCGGCGGCGGGCGATCTGATCACGATCGCCGACATCGGCAACAACTGCTACGTCGTCGACAACCAGACGGTCGCCAAGACCAGCGACACGGGCGCGCGCCCCGTCGCCGGCAAGATCGTCGATGTCGATGCCCAGGGCGTCCACGTCGAGTTCGGCTGATAAGCCGACCCGCACCCGTACTTTACTCCACCCGCCACAGCTCTAAGGAGCGCCTCTCATGATCCGTGTTTCCAGCGGCAAGCTCTCGACCATCAACATCGGCTACCGCGCCAACTTCCAGGAAGGGCGCCTGGCCGCTCTCACCGACAATCACTACGAACGCATCGTCACGCGCGTGCCGTCGACCACTCGCGAGGAAGAATACGGGTTCCTGAAGGACATCCCGCAGATCCGCGAGTTCGCCGGCGATCGCCTCATCCACGCCCTGGCCGACGACGGCTACAAGATCCGCAATCGCAAGTTCGAGCTCACGATCAGCGTGAAGGGCGACGACATCAACGACGACCGCGTCGGCATCTACGCCCCGCGCTTCCGCATGCTGGGCGACGAGGTCGCGCGCTTCCCGAACCGCCTGGTGTTCGACCTGCTGAAGGCCGGCTTCGCGACAGTCTGCCACGATGGCCAGTACTTCTTCGACACCGATCATCCCTATGTCAACGCCGCCGGTGTTGCTGCCACGCAGAGCAATTACCAGGCCGGCGCCGCGGCGCCCTGGTATCTGCTTTGCACCAAGCGGCCGCTGAAGCCGATCATCTTCCAGGAACGCGAGCCGTTCGAGTTCGTGGCTCTCGATCGTCCGACCGACCAGAACGTCTTCATGAAGGACGAGCTGCTGTACGGCGTCGATGGCCGCTGTAACGTCGGCTACGGCTTCTGGCAGCTGGCGCTGGGCTCCAAGGCCACGCTCGACGCCGCCAACGTGAAGGCGCTGCGCGTGATCGGCGAGAGCCTGCTCGGCGAGCACGGCAAGGCGCTCGGCCTGTCCTACGACTTGTTCTGCGGCGGCTCGGCCCATCGCGACGTTGCCGACGAGCTGTTCAACACGCCGACCCTCGCGGCCGGCGGCGGCAACCCGCTTTACAAGGCGTTCGACACCCTCATCACGCCATACCTGAACTAATCCAACACCCCCCGAGAAGGGCGGGCGGGGCACGGAGCATCGGCGACACGATGCAGCGCCCGCCCGCCCGCTTCGCAAGCCTCCGCCGCGGTGGGGCCTTTCTAAGCGGTTTCAACCAGGAGAGAGCGACATGGCCAAGAAGGCTGCGGTTTCGAAATTCCTCGTCGACGGGCGCGTGCTCCCGTTCGCCGTCATCGCCAACAAGGCCATGTCGCGCGGTGGGCGCGCCTGGACGGTAGGCATCCACCTGTTCGAGACGGCGGAGAAGATCGACCAGCTCGGCGCGCCTGAAGATGTGGCCGCGATGCTCGACACCATCGCGCTCTATCCCGGCGACTTCGAGATCAAGCAGGCCGGCGAGGTCGAGCAGAAGGCCGAGGCCTGAGTTCAACGCCCGACACTACAGGGCAAATAGGGCGGCGCCCTTCGAGGGTCGGTCACACGACCAGGCGCCGCCCGCTCCGCAAGCCCCGCAGCGGTGCCGACGACAGCACCCGAGGCGAGGCTTCCGTAGCGCAACGTCAGGAGCAATCATGAAGCCGACCGTGGGCCGCGTCGTTCACTACTACGACGGCGAGATCGCCAACCAGAACAAGCCGGGGCCCTACGTGGCCTTCATCTCGGCGGTTCATTCCGACACGTGCTGCACCCTCTCGTTCCTGCTGCCGTGGGACACCGTCGTCGGCATCGCCTCGAGCTGCCAGCGCAAGGACGCGGCCGGCGACAATCCGACCCGCTATTGGCAGTGGCCGCCGCGCGACTGATCGGGAAACCGCACGCATCATGCCCTACGCCACCCAACAGGATCTGGTTGACCGCTTCGGTTCGGCGCAGCTGCTGCTGCTCGCCGATCGCGACGGCGACGGCGTGCTCGATGCCGCGGTGGTGGCGCAGGCGATCGCCGACGCCGCGGAGATCGTGGATCTGCACGTGCGCGGCAAGTATGCCGTGCCGCTGTCGCCGGTCGACGGTGTCGTCACCGGCATCGTCTGCGATCTCGCGCGCACCAAGTTGTATGGCAACGCGACCGAGATCACGGAGAGCGTCGCCGCCGCCGACAAGGCGGCGCGGGATCTGCTGAAGCAGATCTCGGCCGGCACGGTCACCCTGTCGGCAGCACCTGCACCGGCGGGCGAGGCGGCCACCGGCGGCGACCAGCTCGTCGAGATGGCGGGACCCGGTCAGACCTTCACGCACGACAGTCTGAAGGGCTTCTGATGTCCGCCACGGCCATCCTTCACATCGACGCCTCGCCGATCGCGGCCCTCGCGCGGCGCCTGGCGGAGGTCGATGCCGATCGGCGCGAGCCGCTGGAGGCGATCGGCGCCGCTTGGGAGAGCTCGACCAAGGCGCGCTTCGAGACCGGCACGGCGCCGGACGGCTCGCCCTGGAAGAAGAGCGACCGGGCGCGTCGCGACGGCGGCCAGACGCTCGTGCTGACCGGCCGACTCAAGGGCTCGATCACGAACAAGGTGGACGGCGACGCCGTCGAGGTCGGCACCAACATCGTCTACGCGGCGGCGCATCAATTCGGATCGCAGCGCGCCGGCGCGCGCGCGGTGCCGCTGCATCTGCCTGCGGGCGCAGATCCCACGGCCGGCCTCGTCATCCTGCCGGCGCGTCCGTTCATCGGCATCGCCGACGACGACTACGTGACCTTCGCCGAGATCCTCGAAGGCTTCGTCGAGGCCAAGGCCGAAGCGGCGGGTGCAACGTGAGCAACCTCGCCTCCGCCACCCTGACGCGCCTGGCCGCGCTGGTGAGCGCCGGCGACCTAAAGCTCGTGGGCAATGCGCGCGAGTTCGGCCGCAGCCTGGCGACGCCGCCGATCGAGAAAATGCCGGCGGCGTTCGTGCTGCCCTATGCGGAAACCTACGGCCGGAACACACTGCTGAACGGCGTGCGCCAGACCGGGCCGGAACAGATCACGATCGTGCTGATGGTCGCGGTGAAGCCCGCGATCGGCGCCGACGTGCTCGACCCCTTCCAGGCGCCCCGCGCGGCGCTCTTCGCGCGGCTGCTGGGCTGGCAGCCCGACGCCGACCAGGGCGCGGTGCTGGCGGTGAGCGGTTCGCTCCTGGAGCCCAGGCCGACGCACCTGGCCTACCAGTTCGTCTTCCAACGCGACCACACCGAAAGAGCCTGACGGAGAACATCATGGGCAAACCGATCGTCTATCCCGACAGCGGCGGCAGCTACGAGCGCAAGAGCGACGGCAAGCTCGACCTGGTGCAGGCGACCGAACCGCTCCCGCCCGTCCCGGAGTCGCCCGTGCCAGAGCCCGCTGCGCCGGCAACGCCCGCCACCAGGCCCGCGCCCCTCAAGTCCACGCAGGAGAGCTAGACCATGGGTATCCGTTTCGAGCGCAAGGCGGTCCTCGCCAAGATCGAGTCCGTCTACGGCACCGATCCGACGCCGACCGGCGCCGCCAACGCGGTGCTGCTGAAGAACGCCGAGATCAATCCGCTGCAGGGCGAGCGCATCCCGCGCAACCTGCTGCGCACCGGCTACGGCAACCTCGCGGGCTGGCTGGTCGGGCGCCACGTCTCGATGACCTTCAGCGTGGATCTCGCCGGTTCCGGCGCGGCCGGTACGGCGCCGGCCTTCGCGCCGCTGCTGCGGGCCGCCGGCCTGGCCGAGACGGTCGTGGCCGCCACGAGCGTCGCCTATACGCCCGTCAACTCGGGCTTCGAGAGCAACGCCATCTACTTCAACCACGAGGGCACGCGCCACATCGCGACCGGTGTCCGCGGCAATGCCCGCGTCGTCTGGCAGCGCAACCGCGAGCCCCGCATCGACTTTACCCTGATGGGCCTGTGGCAGTCGGACACGGCCGTCGCCTTCCCGGCGCTCACCGTCGCGGCTTGGCAGAACCCGCAGCCGTCGACCAAGGCCAACACACCAACCTACACGATCGACGGCCAAGCCGTCGCGGCGTCCAGCCTCGAACTCGACCTCGGCATGGACTGCGCCTACCTGGAGCGCATCGGCCGCCAGGAAATCCTGGTGCGCGACCGCAAACCCAAGCTCACCACCGTGATCGAGGAGCTGGCGGTCGGCACCAAGAACTTCTTCGCCATGGCCGGCGGCACGCCGGTGGCGCTGAGCTACGTCCACGGCGTCGGCGCCGGCAAGATCTGCACGCTCGCCGTCCCGGCCATGCAGGTCCAGGACGTGCCGCGCCAGGAGGAGGAGACGGAAACGATGTTCAATATGAGCGCCGACATCGTCGCCGGATCGCCCGACTTCTCGCTCACCTTCACCTGATCGCCCGTTCCCAGCCCGCCCGAAAGGACCTCACGTGTTCGATTTCCGGAAAGACTATCGCTTCGCCTGGCCGGTCACCGTCCTGGTGCCGACGCTCGAAGGCCAGGTCGAGAAGATGTTCAAGGGCATCTTCCGCCTGGTGCCGAAAGACGAGCTCGACAAGGCGACGGCCGCCGATCCGAACAACGCCGACACGATCGTCGCGCGCATGACGCTCATCGACTGGAACGACATGGTCGAGGGCACAATGCCGGAGACCAAGAAGTTGCCGCCCTACAGCAAGGAAGCGCACGAGGAGATGCTGGCCGTCCCGTTCGTGCGCTATGCGATCGCGAAGGCCTATTACGAGGCCGTCAGCGGAGTGTTGCGCCTAAAAAACTGAAGCGCGCGGCGCGGCACTGGTTCGAATGGAAGAAGCCAGGCGCGTCGCCGCAACCCGGCACCGACGAGCGGGCGGCGATCGCCGCGGATCTCGCCGAGCTGGGCGCGAACCCAACGGAGACGATGGCGGGATGGACCGGCAGCGCACCTGCAGAGACGGAGGAGGCCACGTCGATCGGCGCGCACCTGGCGCTGCCCGTCGAGCTGGAGCCGATCGTGCGCGCCTTCCTGGTCGGCGCCACGCAATGGCGTTGGGAGACGCACTGGACCTTCCATGCGACCAAGGCCGGACCGCTCTCGATCCCGCATACCGTGCCGCTCGGACTGGACTACGCCGGCCTGCGGCACGGCCTCGCGCTCGCGAAGCTACGGCTCACGCCGGAGGAGTTCGACGGGCTGCAGATCATGGAAGCCTGCGCGCTGAAGCTGATGGCGCGTCGATGACGATCGTGAGTCATGGGCGGAGACGCGTATGGCCGTAGAAGTCAAAGCCCGGCTGTCGCTGGACACGTCCGACTTCAGGAAGGGCTCGGCCGAGGTCGACCGGCTCGGCGACCAGATGCTGCAGAAGGAGCGGCGGCGCGGTGCGCAGTACGACGAGGCCGCCACCGCGCGCGTGCGCAACGGTGCCGCTGCCAGCGAGCAGGCGGCGGCACGCGAGCAGCAGCAGGCCGAACGCGCCGCCCGCCGGTCGGCCGAGCGCGAGGCCAACGAGGCAGCGCTCGCGCGCCGGCGCGAGGAGCGCGAGAAGGCCAGCGCCGAGAAGGCGGCCCAGCGCTCGGCCGAGGCCGAGGCCAGGGAGGCGGCCGTCATCCGCCGCCGCGAGGAGCGCAACCAGGCCGAGGCGCAGAAGGCCGCCACGCGCGCCACGCAGCAGGCGGCAGCGGCCCAGCGTACGGCCGAGCAGGCATCGGCCAAGGAAAGCAGAGCCGCCACCCAACGCGCCGGCCAGCTGCAGCTGCAGCTGAACGACATCTTCACCGGCCTCGGCAGCGGCCAGAGCCCGCTCACCGTCGCCATCCAGCAGGGGCCGCAGATCGCGCAGATCTACGGCGGCTGGGGTAACGTGCTGTCGTCGATCCCGAGACTCGCCATGGGCGCGGTGGCCGCCGTCGGCGCGCTGGTGGCGGTGATGGCCGTCGGCATCTCCTCGGCTTCCGCCAGCGCGCAGCGGCAGCGGCAGTACGCGATCGAGCTGCAGGCGACCGGCAACATCGCGTCGGTCACCGCCGGCCAGCTGGAGGATCTCGCCAACGCCGAGGCCCGCCGCCCCGGCGCCGACCGCGCCGGCACGGCCACCACGCTCGGCACCTTCGCGGGCAACGCCCGCCTCCAGAGCGAGTCCGAGCTCGCCCGCGCGCTGGGCTCGGCGCGGGATCTCGCCCGCGTCACGGGGCAGGAGCTGCCGGCCGCGGCCACGGACCTCAACCAGTCGCTCGACGGCACCGCCGCCGGCGCCCGCAAGCTCGATCAGGCCTACAACCTGCTGACCGCGTCCGAGGCCGAGCAGATCCGTCTCCTGGACGAGCAGGGCCGCAAGCACGAGGTGGTGAACATCGTCCTGGCGGCCACGGAACGGCGCTTCAAGGGACTGAACGAGCAGGGACTGTCGCCGACCAGCAAGGCGCTGAACGATCTCGGCAATGCCTGGACGAGCTTCGCCGACAAGGTCGGCCGGTCGCCGATCACGCAAGGTCTGATGAGCGGCGGCGCGCATGTGCTGAACGGCGCCGCGATGCTGTTGGGCGGGCCGCCCGCCGCGGCGACGGCGACGAATGGACCGACTGCCCAGGACATTGCCCAGGCGCGCGAGTCGCTGCGGCTGGCCGAGGAGAGCGCCGCCCGCATCCGGGCACAGCGCGACGACGCCCATCCGGCCGCACGCGGCTACGCCCAGGCCGAGCTCGACAAGGCCGAGAAGCGCGTCGCGGATCTCCGCGCCAACGTCGACTACCTCCGATCGCAGACGGTCGGGCTCGTCGAGCAGCAGCAGGCGGCGCAGGCGACATCGGTGCAGGGCGAGGTCGAACGCCGGAACAAGGAGCTGCAGGACCTCGTCGCGAGATCGAGCACGATCGAGGCCCAGCGGCGCATGCTCACGGCCGAGCGCGCCCGGCTGCAGGAGGGCATCCGGGACGGCGCCTTCTCGCCCGAGTCGCTGAAGGAAGCGCGGGAGCACGTCCAGCGGCTCGACGGCCAGCTCGCTTCGCTGTCGACCACGTCGGAGAAGCTGCAGCGCGATCTCGATTTCGAAACCCGGCTGGCGAAGTTGCCGCCTCATTTCGCCCAGCTCGAACGTGCCTGGCAGCAGATGTACCGCTCGGCGCTGGAGGCGGGCGACGCGGAGGCGACCGCGCGCGCCAAGGCCGACCAGGCCAAGGCCAACGCGCTCGGCCAGGCCAGCACGGCGACCCAGCAGCAGATCGCGCTGCTCGGCGCCGAGGCGCGCGCCGCGCTCGACGTGGCGGCGGCCTACGGCCAGAGCCGCGCCGCCGGTCTTCGCACGGCCGCCACCGCCTCGGCGCGCGCGGCCGAGGAACAGGGCCAGATCGCGCCGGGCACGGCGGGCGCCGTGGCCCAGGAGACGCTGGAAAAGAATGCCGCGGCCACGGTCGCCGCGGCGGCCGAGAAGAACCGTGCCTATGCCGAGGAGCTCGACGGGCTGCAGCGGGTCACGGCGGCCGAGGGCGTGTCGGCCGAGGCGGCGCGCGAAGCCGAGCGCGTCAATCGCGTCGCCGCGCTCGCCACCGAGCTGCGGGCCCAGGCCGCCGCCTCGGGCAGTGCCGCGATCGCCGCCGCGGCCGAGCGCGAGATTGCCGCCTACGACCGGCTGTCGCGCCAGCAGCTCGAGTTGGACCGTGCCAGGGCGGCCCAGCAGCTGAACGCTCAGTTCGATCCCGACGTGGCGCACGCGCAGCAGATGGCACAGCTCGCCGATCTCGAAGCCACCGGGCGCCTCACTGCGCGCACCGTTGCCGAGGCAACGCGGCAGGCCGAGCAGCAGCGCCTCGACGCGAGCCGCTCGGCGACGGACGGCATGATCGCGGGCCTGCGCCGCTATGCCGACGAAGCGACCAACGCCGGCCGGGCGTCGGCCGACGGCATCGCCACCGGCATGCGCGCGGCCGAGGACGCGGTCGCCAACTTCGTGGTGCGCGGTTCCTTCAACTTCAACGCCTTCGTCAATTCGGCGCTGGCCGATGCGGCGAGGCTCGCGACCCGCCAGGCCATCACGGGGCCGCTGGCGAGTGCCGCGAGCAGCGCGCTGGGCTCGCTTTCCTCGTGGCTGTTCGGCGGCGGCGGAACGAATGCCGCGACGTCGGGCACCGGCGCCGGCGTCACGCCGCCCTCGGCCTCGACCGGCTACATGCACGGCGGCGGCATCGTCGGCCGCGACCGCAGCCGCAGCGAGTTCCTGCCGGCATCGCTGTGGGACCGCGCGCCGCGCCACCATACCGGCGGCGTGGTGCTGGGCCCCGACGAAATCCCGATCGTGGCCAAGCGTCGCGAGGAGGTGCTGACCGAAAGCGACCCGCGCCACGTCGACAATCTCGGCCGCGGCTTCGGTGGCGGCGGTGTCGGTCTCCGGCTCGATGTCACGGTCGTCAACAGCGCCAACGCCAACGTCCGGGCGGAGAAGGGGATCGGCGCCGACGGCATGCCGAACCTGAAAATCTTCGTCGACCAGGTCGAGCAGGATCTCGCCGGCAAGTTCATGAACACCCGGGGTCCGCTCTACAAGGCGGTGACCGGCACCCTGGGCGCCAAGCAGGTGGCGAGACCATGAACTCTGTTAGCCCCGCGCTCACGCCGCCCGCCAACCCGTTCGCGCTGGGGCCCCGATGACGCTCGATCTCTCCTGGCCGGCCTCGCTGCCGACCGCTTCGTTGCCGGGCTACGGGATCGACGACGATCCCAAGACGGTTCGTACCGACATGGAGGCGGGCTCCGCGCGACAGCGGCAGACCAGCACCCAGGCTTCGGGAAAGCTCACGGTGCAGTGGGACTTCGACCTGTTCGAATACGCCATCTTCGAGGCATGGCTGCGCCACCGCGCCAGGTACGGCGGCAGCTGGTTCAGCATGGCGTATCTCGCCGGCACCGGCGTCGTGGAGGCCGAGGTCCGCTTCCAGAAGGGCCGCGCGCCGGCGAAGTGGAGCAACGGCCAGCGCGTCATGGTCACCGCCGATCTCGACGTGCGCGACCGCCCGATGCTGAGCGACGACGAGCTGACCCTGGTCATGGACGAAGATCCCTCGGCGCTGTTCGCCGCGGTCGACGCGCTGCACCTCACGCTCGAAACCGAATTTCCGACGGCCTAGGAGACACGCATGCCCACGCTCACCCAAAGCATCGCTGAGGCCAGGGCCTCGCTCTCGGGCGACGCCGCCAAGCTGCACCTGTTCGTCGAGGGGCCGGCCAGCGGCGCCAGCTCGCTGATCTCGACTGAGAACGGTCCGATCAAGACGCTGGCGCGGCTCGCGGCCGAGGCCGGCGCGGTGGCGTGGGGCCTGCCGTCGGCCTGGGCGACGGCGACCGTCTTCACGGCGGCGCCTCCCGTCAGCGTGACCGTCGTCGATGGCGAGAGCTACGCCTGCCTGGTCGGCCACACGTCGGGCGTTTTCGCGACGGACCTGGCCGCCGGCAAGTGGATCAAGATCGCCGCCAAGGGCGCGGCAGCCTGGGCGCTGCCGGTGCCATGGGCGACAATTACGGCGTTCGTGGCGACCGCGCCGGCCAGCCTCGTCACCGAGGACGGCGAGACCTACGTCTGCGCGGTCGGCCACACGTCGGGCGTCTTCGCCACCGATCTCGCCGCCGGGAAGTGGATCAAGGTCTCGGCGCGCGGCATCCAGGGCATCCAGGGACCGACCGGCGCCACGGCACCCGGCCGCCGCCAGACGGTGCTGGGCGGGCCGCTGGTCATGTCGGGCGCCGCGGCCGTGCCCAACTTCCTGCCGGCCACCAGCGTCAACCGGGATCTGACGACGCAGAACATCGACGGCACGCACGCGCTGGAGGTGGCCTTCGCCAACGGCTTCACGACGGGCGGCGCGCTCGATCGCTTCTGCCGGTCGACCGCCAACCTGGTGTGGTCGGGTCTCACCGCCAACGCGACGCTCTATCTCTATTTCGTCGGCAATTCCGACGGCACGCTGACACCGGGCTTCACGGCGCTGCCGCCGCTCTACCAGGATTTCGGCGTGCCCAGCACCACCGCCGGCCAGTTCACCTTCAACCGGCTGGAAATGAAGGGTTACCTGGGCAACGGCTCGTCGGCGCCGCAGGCCTATGTCGTCTTCGTCGGCAAGGCGGTCACCAATGCCACCACCGTCACCGGCACGGTGGCCTACGCCTACAACGGGCGATACGACTCGGGCTTCACGGCGACGCTGCCGGCGAGCGGCGCGGTGGTTTCGCGAAACCACAATATCGGCGTGACGCCGGAGAATGCAGCGTTGATCTTCGAATGCACGACGGCCCAGGCGGGCTTCGCGGTCGGGGATCGCGTTCTCTTTGGCCATGGCTCGGCCAACACCGTGCCGCAGGAGCTCGCCGCGACGGTGTGGGCCAACGGCGAGTCGGGAGGCTACGGCGGACAGACGTCGGCGACGTCGGCCTGGATCGCCCAAAACCCCACTTCAGGCGCCAGCGCCGGGCTGACGGCGGCCAACTGGAAGCACAAAGTTTCATTCGATCGCGGGTGGTGACCATGTGGACCAAGGACGGCATCAATATCTATTCGGGCGACTGTCGGCCGGGCGATCGCGCCGCGACCGTCGCCGAACTCGCCGCCTACGAACTGCAGCGGGTCCGGCGCGACAAGCGGGCCATGTTGGCCCGGCACTACGACGCTGCGGTGCGTCTCGGCGCCCCTCATCGCGGCAAGCACTTCCAGATCGACGCCGAGAGCCGCGGCAACATCGGCGACATGGCCCAGCTCGCGGGCTATGTCGTGCGTGGCGAGCTGCCGGCCGGGGCCTGGCCGCCGGCGTTCGAGAGCAAGGGCTTCCGCTGCCTCGACAACAGCCATCTGCCGGTGACGCCGGCGCAGATGATCGCGCTCGGCGCGGCCGTCGGCGGCCACTTCGCGACGCTGCGCTTCAACCTCGCGCGGCTGAAGGACCTGATCGACACGCCGGGTGCCACGATCGAGGAGATCGCAGCGATCGACCTCACGACCGGCTGGGAGTGAGCGATGCCCGATCCCACGCTTTCAGACGCGGCGAAGGAGGCCTATGCTCTCGCGCCGGCCGACGAGGTCGTGATCGACACGCTGGAGATCCGGCATCCCGACTTCGTCGACGAGGCCGGCAATCCCGACTCGATGTGGATTACCACGAACCAGGAGGAGATCGAGGCGCCGGTCGAAGCCGATGCGCCGGTAAGGGGCGGCGAAACCGTCACCTTCCGCGCGCTGGGCTTCCGCTTCACCCTGCCCCGCGTCGAGCCAGGGTCGGGGCCGGAGATGGAGATCGCCATCGACAGCACCGACCGGCGCATCGTCGAGTTGCTCGACGCCGCCGCGACCGACCCGCGGCCGATCGTGATGTGCTACCGGCCGTATCTGTCGACCGCGCTCGCGGACGGGCCGCAGATGACGCCGCCGCCGTCGTTCGTGCTGAGCCAGGTCGCGGCCAAGGGCCTGGTCACCAGCGGCCGGGCGCGCGTGGCCATCGACCTCGGCGGCCCGTTCCCGCGCCACGTCTACACGGCGTCGGCCTATCCGGGGCTGATCGGGCAATGAGCGAAACGCATTGGACCGAAGCCTATCTGGACTTCGCCTACGTCAAGGGCGGCGACACCGTCGCAGGCTTCAATTGCTGGGGCTTCTTCCGCCATGTCGAGCGGCGGCAGTTCGGGATCGACGTGCCGGCATTCAGCGAGCCTGCCGGTCTGTCGAAGCTGGTTCGAAAGATCCGTAACGGCGCCGTGGCGCTGAGCTGGGAGCAGGTAACGGTGCCGCGCGCGGGCGATGCCGTGCTGATGGCGCATTGGAAATATCCCAGCCACGTCGGCATCTGGGTCGACGACATCGGTGACGGCCGCGTGCTGCATTGCGTCGAGGGTGCCGGCCCGGCCTGCCATTCCCGCGCGCATCTCAGGATCGCGAAGTGGAAGATCGTCGCCTTCTACAGGCCGGTCGATCTCGACCGCGCGCGGGGCGGCTGACATGGGCAAGGTCATCCACTTCGACAATCCCTTCGACCCGCTGCAGCGGCGCGTCTATGCGATCGGCAAGCCGACGACGGTGCGCCGGGTGCTGCGCCAGCGCCAGGGCCTCCGCCGGCACACGTCGGTCCGGCGCATCGCGCAGCTGGGCGGCCGGCGCGTGCGCGAGTTCGACCGGCCGACCGTCTGCCTGTTCAACGGCAAGCCGCTGCTGCGCGCCCAGTGGAGTCGGACGGTCGTCGGGCCTGGGGACGTCGTCACCTTCTGCACCCAGCTCCAGGGCGGCGGCGGCGGGCTGCAGGTGCTCGGTGTCGTGCTGGCGATCGCCGTCGCGGTGGCGGCGCCCTATCTCGCGCCGATCATCGGTGGCGCGCTTTTTGGCTCCGCGGCCGTCGGCATCGGTGGGGCTTTGGCCGCCGGCACGCTGGGTGGCACTTTGTTCACCGCCGGCGTCGGCCTCGTTCTGTCCGCCGCGGTCGGCGGGCTGATGTCTCTGTTCGCCGGGCCGGCGCCGCCGCCGGCCGCGGCGGCCTATGGATCGCCGACCGCGCTTGCCGCCGCCGGCAGCGCGCCGCCGGTGTCGCCCACGTTCAGCATCGGCGCCCAGGGCAACACGGCGCGACTCGAACAGCCGATCCCCGAGCTGATGGGCCGGCATGTGATCTACCCCGACTTCGCGATGCAGCCCTACACGCGCTTCGTCGGCAACGAGCAGTTCGTCCATTCGCTGCTGGTGCCGACGCGGGGCTCGCTGGAGATCGAGCAGACGCGGATCGGCGAGACGCCGATCGAGTCGTTCGAGGAGATCGTCGTCGAGCAGCGCGAGCCCGGCGAGCTGGGCGATCCGGCGATCTGCGACGCGCGGTGGCTCACCTGCCGCGACCTCGCCACCGTGGTGCTCGACGACGCGTCCGAGGGCAGTCCCTGGAAGGGGCCGTTCGCGGCCAATCCGGCGAACACGATCGTCGACACTTTCGAGGTCGACCTGGTTGCGCCCGGCGGTCTCTACAAATACAATAACTTCAACACCTTCGACACGATGAGCATCACCGTCGGGATCGAGGCGCAGGAGATCGACGAGACCGGCGCGGCGATCGGCGGCTGGATCGCGATCGACACCGAGGTGAAGAGCGCCGCCACCCAGACGGCGCAGCGCTGGACCGAGACCTACACGCTGCCGTCGCCCGGTCGCTGGCGCGTCAGGCTGCGGCGCACCGACACCAAGGACTTCTCTGCCACCGCGCGCCACGACATCCAGTGGGTCGGCCTGCGCGGCCGCCTCACGACGGAGCGGCGCTTCGACGGCGTCACCACGGTGGCGGTGCGCATGAAGGCGACCGGCGACCTCAACAACCAGACCAGCCGCCAGGTGAACTTCATCGGCACGCGCAAGCTGCCGACTTGGGACGAGGGCAGCGGCACGATGGGCACCACGCTTTGGCCCACGCGCTGCCCCTGCGATGCCTTCGCCCATATCGCGCGCACCTGGAACCCCGACCACAAGATCGACCTGGCCGGCCTCTATGCCAACAGGGCGCGGTTCGCCCTCGACGGCTGGACCTTCGACTATGTCTTCGACACCACGCGACCGACGCGCGAGGCGCTGAAGATGGTGGCGCGCGCCGTGGTCGGCGTCTCGGTCGAGCAGGGCGGCAAGGTGGGCCTGGTGTTGGACCGCGCCAGCCAAGCGCCGGCGATGATCTTCACGCCGCGAAACATCCGCAAAGGCAGCTTCGGCCGCGACTGGAAGATGGTCGACGAGCAGACGGCCGACGGCGTGAGCGGCAGCTTCATCGACACCAATTCCTGGAAGCCGGTGTCGCTCACCGAGGCGTTCGACGACAGCGCGCAGAAGAACATCTCCAAGGTCGGCACGGAGGGCATCACCAACCGCCCGCAGCTGCGCGCCGTGCTGTGGCACGACCTGCGAGAGAACCGCTACCGGCGATCGGCCACCTCGATCGGCACCGAGATGGAGGGACTGACGCTGCTCTATGGCGATGCCATCGCGGTCAACCACGACCTGCCGCAGTGGGGACAGCACGCCGAGGTCCTGGCGTGGGACGCCGGCACGCGGACGCTCACGCTGTCGGAGACGATGATCTTCGCCGAAGGCGCCACGCACTTCGTCGCGTTGCGCGACCGGCTCGGCCTTGCCGCCGGCCCGTTCGAGGCGAGCGACGGCGGGCTCGACGCGCGGGGGCAGTGCCGCATCGTCGTGGGCGAGGGCGCGCTGCCCGACATCCTGACCGGCGGCGATCGCGAGCGGACGATCGTGCAGTTCGGGCCGGGCGACACCTATGCAAGGCGCCTCAAGGTGATCCTGGTCGACCCGCAGGACGAGCGGACGTGCGACGTCGTGGGCTGCGACGACGATCCGCGCATGTACGAGCCGATCCCGGCGGAAAGCACGGCGCCGGTCGGCGCGGCGACCGACGCGCTGGAGATCCACGTCGCCGCAAGCGCCGCCAACCTCAGCCTGCGCACGATCGCCAACGCGGCCGGCTACACCGGCTCGGCGCTGCAGCCGGTGACGATCGTGATCGACCCCGGCATCGACATCACCTCGACCAGCACCAGCGTCGCCGCCCTGGTGCGCGGCACCTGGCCGCCGGGCTTCGAGCCCTTCCTGATCAACCGCGGCACCGTCTCGGGTGCCGGCGGCCGGGGCAACGGCGCGGCCGGCGGACCGGCCCTGCTGGCCACCACCGGCCGGCTGCGCGTCGACAATGGCAGCGGCATCATCCGCGGCGGCGGCGGCGGCGGCGGACGCGGCGGCAGCAAGACGACGCCCGCGATCGGCGGCAGCGGCGGCGGTGGCGGCCGAGGCCATCTGGGCGGTCTCGGTGGCGCCGGCGCGCCGGGCGCCGATGCCGCGGGCCTCGCCGGCGGCGCCGGCGCGCCCTTCGGGCCCGGCGGCGGCGGCGCGCCGGCGTCGTTCGATCTGTACGACGGCGAAGGCGGGCCGTTCGTCGGCACCTTCTACGGCGCGCGCGGCGGCGACGGCGGCGACTGGGGCACAGCTGGCCAGCCGGGCGACGCGGCCGACACCGCGGGCCAGAGCGGCGGCCTGCCGGGTGCCGCGGTCACCGGCAACGCCAACATCACCTGGACGTCGACCGGCACCAGGCTGGGGCCGCTCTCGTGAGCATGATCGATCCCACGACGCGCCTCAGCGAGCGCGATCTCGACAATCTGAAGACGCGCACGATGTACCGGATGCAGGGCGTGCGCGACGGCTTCATCTGGCGGACCGATACGCTCGCCAGCAAGGCCTACAACGTGGCACATGCCGCGCTGCTGGAGTGCCGCACCGAGGACGAGGTGGCGCGCGTCGAGCAGGGCCTGGCCGATGGTATCAAGATGCTGCACGAGGCGCTCAATGCCAGGACGTAACCCTCGGCCGGCATCGCCGCTCGACGAGACCGACCGGCTGCTGATCCAGAACCTGCGCCGCTGCACGTTCCTGCCGGCGTCGTTCGACAAGCGCTTCGCGCGGACCATGGGACACATCGCCGAGCGCACCGCCGGCGAACTCACCGACCGGCAGCGCTCGTGCCTCAATGCCCTGGTCTACCGCTACCGCCGCCAGATCCCGGCGCCGATCGTCGCCAAGGCAGCGTTGCGGCTGGCGGCCGAGCAGGCGGCGTTTCGTCTCGATGTCTTGATGCCGGTGGCGTCGATCGAGCGCGGGTCGACGCCGCTTCGAAACCCTCTCGATGATGTGTTCACAACTGGAGGCGTAGCGTCATGAACTGCTGGCGGAGCATCGTGGCGACGGATCATCAGAAGGCGTTCAAGGTCGCCTCACGTTACGAAAATCTAAGAGATCTTGTGGACAGCGTTCGCCGTTCCATTGAGGCGGGAGTCGGGCGCCGGCAAGCAGCTGACCGAATACAGCGCCTACTATCATCTCCAAAGATGGCTCGACGGGAGAAGTAAGGAAAGTGCCCTTGTCGTCTTCGATGGCGCCGCTGAGGACTACCAGGAGCCGCGCCGCCAGCACTGCCCTGAGCTCACCACGTTCGAGGTCTACTGGAAGGCCCGGGTTGTCGGCGATGCGCAGGCACAGATCGTCGACGAAATCATCCAGCCTGAAGTCGAGAAGCATACTCTCCAGATCGGTGGTCATCACGCGGCCCCACCGGCGCATGAATTCAACCAGGACTTCGGCCACATCGGCGCCGGTGATGGCGAACGACATTCTTGATCCTCTTCGCAGGGCCGCGAACCGCGCACTGAAGATGCGCATGACCACAGCCGGCCGCACCGCGGCCATCCCGCCACCGGCGATCACCGGAACGGGAAGTCAGCACGAGATGGGTCATGGAGTCGAATCGCTGCAGTTGCGGCAAGTTGTTGTTCAGAGGCCGCGCCCACGATATAGAGATCAAGTGCTCCCGCTGCGGAGCGATCAACCACTTCAAGGCCACGAGCCTCGAACCGGAACGCCCGCGAGCGTCGAAGGAGACCTTCGATGCCGCGCGTCCCAAAGAACCACCGTCCTGACCAGAGGGCATCGTGAGATGCCGGCGCAGATCCGTGGGCTGGCGCTCTGCGCCGGCGCCGGCGGGCTCGAACTCGGCATCGGGCTCGCGCTGCCGGCCTATCGCACCGCCGCCTACGTCGAGCGCGCGCCGGCGGCGGTCGCGGTGCTCGAGGCCAGGATGCGCGATCGCTGCCTGCACCGGGCGCCGGTGTTCGACGATCTCCGCACCTTCGACGCGCGCGCTTGGCGCGGGCGCGTCGATCTCCTCAGCGCCGGCTATCCGTGCCAGCCCTTTTCGGTCGCCGGCCGGCGGCGCGGCTTCGACGACGAGCGGAACCTCTGGCCGCACGTCGCGCGCGTCATCGACCAGGCGCGGCCCGACGCGGTGCTTCTCGAAAACGTCGCGGCGCATCTCACTCTCGGCTTTCCCGTGGTCGCCCGGCAGCTACGACGCATGGGCTACGCGTTTGCTGCTGGCGTCTTTTCGGCGGGCGAGGTGGGCGCAGCGCACGAGCGGCGGCGACTGTTCGTGCTGGCCTACGCCGACCGTCTATTCCGGGGCCGGCCGGGTGCACGCCCTGCGTGCAAGAGGCCGGCACATCTACCGAGGCAACGGCCGTCGCGTGAATCAGGTCCCGCTGCCCATGGCGGCGGTGCTGTGGTCGTACCGGACTTCGCTCCGGGGCCGCTCGATTTTGCGGCTTGGCGTCGGCTCCTCGCCGCCCGGCCGGGGCTCGAACCCGCGCCTCGGCGAGATGCTCCAGGGATGGCCGGCTGGATGGACCGATCCCAGCTCGCCGGTAACGGGGTTTGCAGCCTGGCAGCGGCGCATGCGCTCCAGACTCTCGGTGCTGAGGTCGCAGCCCGAACCGCCGGCCGGCTGGCGTGGCTTTCACCCGCCCGCGCCGTGGGCCGACCTGGTCGCCGGCCGCCATGACCGGGAGCTGGCCAGCATGCCGGTGGGGCGACCTGTCGAGGGCGAGCGGGCAGAGCCGCGGGAAAGGCCCTCAAGGCCCCTTCGAAGGGGCTTCTAGGGTCTCTTTCCACAGGCTTTTGAACAGGCCGGAAGGGGAACGTCCGGCGACCGATCGAGAACGGCCCGCCGGGCAGCTGTGCCACCCACCCACCGAAAACCCCACAGGGCCTGCATTGGGGCCAAACCATCCGGTCGGTGGGGCCAAAGTCAACGGCGCGCTACACCCCGGAACGCCAGCTCTTCCAGGCGGCGCACTTCGGCATGATCATCTGGGCGTGACATCGTTCAGTATCCGTGTTAGTTTAAAAGACAATAATAACAATCGTTTATTTTATCTCCTGCAAGTTATACATGAACCCCGGCAGCCCCTTCGTCGACGTTCGTGTTCGCTGGCAGTCGCCCGCCGCGCTCTCCTCCCGTGCGTTCGGT